TAATAAATAAAATATCTAAATTATCTAAATTTATTAAGGGTATTCAAGGAGGAACGAGTGCGGGTAAGACATTTGGTATCCTGCCTTTGCTTATTAATAAAGCAAGTAAAAAACCATTATTAGAGATATCAGTAGTTGCTGAAAGTATACCTCACTTAAAAAGGGGAGCAATGAAAGATTTTAAAAAGATAATGGTACAAACTAATAGATGGTTTGATGAACGGTGGAATGCTACAGATTTTAAATATACCTTTGCAAATGGTAGTATAATTGAATTTTTTAGTGCTGACAATGACGCTAAATTAAGAGGTGCAAGACGTGACGGTCTTTATATGAACGAGTGTAATAATATGACATTTCACGCTTATACAGAATTAGCTTCAAGAACTAAAGAATTTGTTTATTTAGATTGGAATCCGACTAGTGAATTTTGGTTTCACAAAGAATTAATGAATGATAGTGATGTCGACTTCTTAATAGTTAACTACCTAGATAATGAAGCGTGTCCTGAAAGTGCTTTAAACTTCATATTAAAAGCTAAGGAAAAATCAAAAACCTCAAAATTTTGGGCGAATTGGTATAATGTTTATGGATTAGGTCAAATTGGTAATTTAGAAGGTGTAATATTTTCAGAGTGGAAACAACTTGATAAAATACCTTCAGAAGCTAAACTTGTAGGAAGAGGAATGGATTTCGGTTATACTAACGACCCTACCACAATAACTGATATTTATCAATGGAATAACGAATATATTTTTGATGAACGAATATATCGAACGGGGTTAACTAATCCTGAAATATGGAGAGAATTTAAAGCATTAGGATTAGATAATTCAATCTATACGGTTGCGGATTCAGCAGAACCAAAAAGTATTCAAGAACTTTCTAGTTTAGGTATGAAAATAATAGGTGCAACAAAAGGAGCTGATAGTATTATGTACGGTATTCAAAGGATGCAAGAGAATAACTTTTACGTTACATCAAACAGTTTGAATATAATCAAAGAATTAAGAGCTTATACATGGGCGGTTGATAGGGAAGGTAATAAGCTAAATAAACCAATCGATAATTTTAACCACGCAATCGACGGAATTCGGTATTTCTTTACGTCAAAACCAAAAGCAAAAGCACCCCGAAGCCGTTTATTATGATAAAATTTAAAACGCAAATAAAGGATTTCAATCTTCCTACTTCCTGGAGTGATATTAAATTCAAAGATTATTTGAAACTACAAAGTTCAAATGAAATACAAGCTATTCAGATATTGACAGGATTAAATGAGGTTGAAATATTGATGCTAGATATTGAGGTTATAACTCCGTATTTAGAATTTCTACAGGACGACCCGACTAAGTTTGAAGAAAGCAATTATATAGATAATATTGAACTACCTTTCGATCTAGGTGAACAAAGCTACGAAAAAAAGATACTAGCTTGTAGAGACATATCCAACGTGTATGAAGTCATTAAATTGTATTCAGGAGTAGATTGTTTAGAATTAGATTGTGAGGTTGTATTTCAAGCCTATTGCTATCTATTGAATAGGTTGACAAAGATAATTGAACGAGATAATGAAAGGCTAAAGTCTGAGATTACAATAGAGCAAAAAATGGCTGGTATTGATAGCTTTAATGAATTAGGCGATTTCAATACTATTGATATGATATCAGAAAAATACAACTATACTCATGAACAAGTTGAACAATTACCGTATAATTTAATCTTCTTAATACTATTAAAACAAAATATTAGCACTAAATTTGAAAAAAACTATTCAGAAATAATAAAAGACAAATGACAATTAAACAATTAGTTAGCGGTCACGTTAATAACATGACATCCAATAGTGCAAGTTATACCTTTCTACATAGCGAAACACAATTTCAGAACTTAATGGCTGATGAACAATTATTACCTTGTGTTTATTTAGACATGCCTATGAAATATACTCCGAAAATAGCTATTACAGGAGCGTTTCAAAGAACTTATATTTGTGTGGCCCTATTCTTATTTAAAAGCGAACTAGACGATAACGATACACAACAAGAAGCTACATTTATAAAAGCTGAAAATGCACAACGTGAATTTCAAATATTGTTAGAAAACGATGTCGATAATGTACGAGAATTAAAAGTTGAAACTTGTGTTCAGGTGCAAAATTTATTCGATACTAACATGAGTGGTATTATGATGCCATTTAGCTTAAGAATGATTAATTCAGATGGAGTATGTTAAAAGAAAAAAAATATCTTTGGATAATATCAATAGTTAGTTGGTTATTAATTGGGTCAATTATTTGGTATGTCAACAAATAAAGAAATATTTGATCAATTTACAAATACAATAGTTCCTGAATTGCAAAAGGTGTCAGGTTCTTTTTTTGGTAAATCAATTGAGGTTGAAAGTACTGAAAATAGTATGACTATTTATGCTAGTCCTTTTATTTCGGTATTATGGAATGGTCGTAAACCTACTTCATTTGGAGCTAAGAAAGGCAATCCTACATTACAAAAGTCTATTTTAGATTGGATTGATAAAAAAGGTATAAGCGGTAAAGCGAATAAAGATGGTAATGTTCCAACAAGCGAGCAATTAAGTTGGGCAATTTCAAAATCTATTCACTTAAATGGAACTAAGCTATACCAACAAGGTGGGAAACAAAATATATTTGATACTATTTTGACATCGAATCGTATAGATAATTTACTATCTTTAATATCAGACAAATATTATACGCAAATAATTAGCATAGTCAAATGAGTATTTCGATAAAAAAGAATCCTAGTATATTAATAAACGGTCAAAAATCAAATTGGTTTCCTGCTCACCAACCGATAACATTTGAGATACAAAGAATAGATGCAACGGTATTATCTTTGGTTAATTCAAATAATGTTTTAATATATTTTAAATTAAACAGTTTGCCTTCTAGTGTTAAAATAGGGCATAAATTCCTATACATTAAAGGAACGAAACAAAAAACATTAACTGTTAAAAATATAAGTGGAAACACTATTACAATAGATCATGCTTTTGATGTATTAGGCGGTGCAAATGGTTTTGTTATTTTTACCGAAAGTTATATAGGACATTATATTGAAACAAAAGTATCATTTATTAATGGTTCTGTTTACGAAACTATTGGAAGTATTAAAAGTAAAACAGATTTATTCGGAGTTGCGAAAGTTTCCGTACAAGATTTATTGTCAACTAAATGCATAAATCAAAATAACTTTCTTTATAATGCTATTAACCACCACCAATTTGGTGAGGGTTCTAAGTTCAATATTCAGATTAGGGAAGTAATAAATGGAACGACTGGCAATTATACAGCCTTAACAGATGCAAATGTATTATACTATACAAATTCATCTAATCAGATTCAAGATAAGTATGGATATAACATGGGTAGTTTTGTACCTACTTATGATGCTACTAGAACTGATAAAGCTAAATTTCAAAGTGTATTTAAAAGACCTACTTATTTTCCAGGTTACCCATTTTCTTTGAACTTCATCTATTCTGATAATATGCTTAATTATCAGGTTGTAAGAAAGGAAACAACAAAAGATTTAAACGGAGTTGTTATAGCGAATACTAGTGATAATTTAAAAATGAATAGTAGATTATATGCAAATCGTTTAATGTTGAAACAAGGATATACTAGCAATATAAAGACAATTGATATTTGGCTCGAAACAGATTTGGCAATTGTGGCAAAACCTAGATGGGATGATGGAACATATAGTCCAGTTTATAGCAGTCCATATTCGGCGTACGGTAAATATATACAAACATTTTTCCAATGATAGTTACAGAAAAAAAGACAATTAAAATAGATAGGGAGTGTAAGGAAAACCCCGTATTTATTTCGTGGTTAAATACATACGGTGGTCGTGAACATTGGTTATTTCATAAGGTGCAAACTAAGGGAATAGTAACACAAAATGACGGTAACTTCGAGCCTTATATTTCAGACCTTACAAATGCTAGGGGTCAAATAACTGATATTTCTAAGAATGCAACACCTTTATTGATTGTTAATGCTACGGTTGACATTGAAGATATA